CTCCTAACACATTTTTTAAACTTAATGACTTAGTTTTCTTATTATATAGTTTTAGAAGTATATCACATTTTTGCTTTATCTCTGCTTCACTCATGTTTTTATCTACTGTATCAAATAGTTGTAGTATTCCCCAACTTCTCATATGTGTAGAATCTTGTGCAATATACACATCTCTTTTTCCTGACTCCTCGTTGTCTCTGACAAGTTTAATCTTTGTGTAAGTATCACTATCTATTGATGAATTATAGTCAAAATCCTCAATTACATCATTGTTCATAACCGTATCAAGTTTCATTGATGCAACATTCTTTAATGTTATTCTTCCAAACTCATCATATAAAACATACATTTCCTTTTTCTCTCTTAGAGTATCATCTAGTGCTGTTAGTATCATGTCAAAGAGTGTTTTATTTTCTTCTATCCTAGATATTTTATACTTAGTATCTTCTATGACATTGTATTTTAAATTAAAATCTTTAGCCAACATTTTTACAAGTTCACTTGCAGTTTTATTACTATATACATAAGTATCTTTATTCTTAAAATATCTTAGCTGGTCGTAAGCAACAATTTTAATGTGATTTTCTTTATCTCTTTTCTTCTGAAATATATATCCATAGAAGATACCTATTCCTTTATAATACAGCCTTACAGAATTTCCTTCGCAAAACTCTAATATATCATCCATAACTATTGTAAATTCTAACTTAGAAGGTGTTCCTCTTCTTTCTATCTCCCATGTGATACCATCAAGGACAACTGGTTCGTAGAAATCTTCCCAATGTGCAATAACTAGCCTTACATCCCTATCATTTGCCAGAACTAATTCATCAGCCAAGTTTTAACACCTGCCCTTTGTAAATTGTGTATTTAGGTACTTTTTTACCCTTGTTAGCTTTATCCATCATTGTTTTATTTAACTCATATACTTTCTTATATAATGAACCATTACCAAGTTGCTTCTGGCAGATTGACCAAAGGCTATCCCCTGCTTTTACTGTATATGTTTTACCATTTGGCTTATTGGATGAATCTGGTCTAAATTCTTTTGGTTTCATGACTGGAGTGGGAGTCCTACCATAGTTTGTCTTTTCAGGAGTTGCAGGAACTAATTTTTTAGTTGAGTAATCTCTATATTGCTTTAACTTTATTGCAACTTTAACATCTGAACCATTGTCTGCATCTTCTACTATGTTATATTCTTCTAATGACACTTTCATATTAGTGTTAAATAGTACTTTTCCACCCATTTCCCTCGATACAATAAATTGAAATGGCTTACAATCAGTTTTTAGTAATTCTAGCTTACTTAAAAAGAATTGAACATCCCTAAAAGTTCCACGATAAAAAGGTAATTTATTATGTGTAAACTCTGCTTCAAAACTTATTTCAGATAGCCCTTCTTTTTTTAATATGTTTACTTCTCCAGTATTTATCAAATCAACTGTCTTATTTTTATTTGTAACTTTAATCTCTAACTTTGGTGGAGGTATTGGTAATTGTACTCCATCTAAATAAAAATCATAAGCCACGATTACACCTCCTCTCTAAACTATTCCCTCAGCAGATACAACCATAGCATCATTCAGTTTTTCTGTTAGTACATTAACTATACCATCCACATCTGCATCTTTACTTATGTTATTAGTGTTGTTCATGTCAATTTTTATATTTACCCCTGTGAATCGGTTTATTGTTTCTTGCTCTGCAATGTCTCTAAGATATTTTAAGTCCTCTTGACTTTTATCCATAGTCTTTGCCATTTTTGCAGTATTGCCTGCTGTGTCCTTTGCTCCTTTTGCTGCGTCACTCAAAGGTGAATTTAATCCAGCTGAACCCAATCCATCACCAAGTCCGTATTTTTTATCCCAAAGGTCATCTAGACCTAAATCTTTTTTTGCTTTTTCGGCTATCTTGCTAATGTCAAAAGTATCTTTAAATTTGTTTTGTAATTGATGTCCTACGTCATATCCTTTTATAAATTCTGACTTTAAATTTTTGTACTCTACTAATTCTGGTTTCCATGCTTTAGGCTCAGGCGGTTTTTGAATGGGTTTAAATGTTGTTTTTGTACCAATTACAGTATTTACTTTTTGAAATTCTTTCATTTGTGGTAAATCAATTCCTGGAATTTTATTAATCTGTTGTACTAACCAATTCAATCCTTTTACAGCTATATTAACAGCTTTTATAATACCATTTGCTAGATTGGTAGCAAATTTATCAAAAGCTTTGTCTAAATTAACACCTGCCTTGAGTCCTGCATTAGCCATATCAATAAAGAAACATTGCACTGCATATAATCCAGTTCTAAAGATATTTGCTATTTCAACCACACAGATATTTATAGCATTTACTATCCCTACAATTACGTTGTAAACAACTGCACATAACCAATACCAAGCTCCAACTATAAGACTGATTGCAGAAATACTTGTGCCTGCAAAGTGATTGTAAACTGCTACTAATATAAATACAGCAGATATTACTGCAATTATACCTAAAACTATCCAAAAAATGGGACATGCATATATAGCAGCATTAAATCCCCATTGTTCAGCTTTGCCTATCGCTAAAGCTCTAGCTGTTCCTAAAATTCCTCTTTGTCTAATAACTTCAGATGTCCACGACATCCAATTTGCTACAGTTCCAGCTATAGTAACTGCTTGCATAATACCAAGAGCTATTATATAGGTACTAATAGCTGAAACTACACCTAAAATTATAGGTGAAATTATACTCCAATTTCGCGAAAATACATTAGCAACACTAAGTGCTTGTGTTATTATCCAACCTAGCCCTTGTACAACTAAACTAGTTCCAACAATCATCACATTAAAAAAATTCTGAAAAGCTGGACTACTCAGTAAATTAATAAATCCACTAAATACATTAAACCCAACTGCTCCAAGTACATATAATGAGTCTTTAACATCAGTTATGAAAGTTCGAAATCCCCTGCTTGAAACTGTGTCCTCAATTTTCTTCTGTATAGCTCCAAATACCATAACTGCATTATTTTTTACACTAGTAAAGATTTGACCTAGCGTATAAGGCATCTTCTCGAACTCTGCATTAGTCTGCTCTGCTGCTGCAAGTAATGAGTTTTTTACAATATCTGCTGTTAACATTCCCTCTGATGCCATTCCTCTTATTTTTCCTATGTCCACGTCCAAATAATCTGCAATCGATTGGATGATGTTAGGTGCTGACTCAAACACAGCATTCAGTTCCTCACCTCTTAATACACCAGAACTCAACCCTTGGGTTAGCTGTAACAATGCCGAATTCATTTCCTCAGTACTTGCTCCAGCAATTACGAACTTTTTATTTAGTTGCTCTGCAAAACCTACAATTTCTTTTGTACTGCTAAACGCCTTACCTGCGTTCATGCCTATTCGTGAAACTATTTTTGCAGTATCTAAGTAAGATGCACGAGACCTTTCAGCAGATTGGAAAATCATCTTATTTAATCCTCCATCTGAGAGTTGACCATCATTTATCATACTAAGTCTCGCGTTAGTACTTGTCATCTGGTCGCTTAAATTTCCTAGACCTCCTAACGTTCTTATACCTAAGTAGGTTGCTGCTAGCTTCTTTGCACTTCCAACTAATCTATCTGTAGAACTTGCACCCTTATTTATATCCTCATTAAGCCTTCGCTGTTGATTATCTGATTCTCTTATTTGTTGTTCTAGTCTATCAAAGCCAGCTTCTGCACGTGCTAGTTCTTCTCTAGCTGTTCTAATACTATTAGCATCTATAGCATTGCTAGATGTTCTTTGTAATTGCTCGAATGAACTTAATACAATATTCATAGCATTAGTCATGTGTCTAAAAGCAGGTGTCATTCCGTCGAAAATTCGGATAGATGTTTGTATAGTTGCCATTTTTAACCTCCTTTCTTTTTTAACATAATATAAGCACTTACTTATTTTTAAGTAAGTGCTTATATATTATAAATTTAGCAATTCTTTTTTCTTAGCATCAAATTCTTCTTGTGTAATAGCTTCCATATCTAACAAATTCTTATATTTTAATATTTCATCAGCTGTAGAACTAGATATAGACTTTTTTTTGTCTTCCATTACATTATATTTTGTAATTATTGATAGTATTGATAATATTTCTTGAGCATCAGAAAAAGCTTTCTGATAAATAGAAGAGTTTGTTTTTACTTTACTATTAATTAAATTTATATATTCAATTGGATTATTTATGTCCTTTACAGTTATTTTTATTTTAAATATTTCTACAACTTTTCTACTTGTTTTTTTACCTGTAATTCCTCCAACTACAGCCCCTGTACCTCCGAATAAGACTCCTCCAGTTATAGCACGACCTAAACCACCTTTAACTATAGTTTCTCCATCTTCCAAAAGTTCAAATTCTAATATATCATCAAATTTTATTATTTTCTCTACTAATATTTGATTTCTATTTTTATATGATATTTTTAAAAGATTTTGCTCTTCATCAAAAGAAATTGAAGAATTTATACTTTTTGTCTCGGTGAACTTCTCTAACAATTTTAAATTTTTCTTTTCAACTTCTATAAACTTTTTCATTCCTTCTGAGTTTGACATCATTTTCATAATACTAGTTACTTTTAAAATATTTTCAGAGAAATCTATGTACTTGCAATTACAAGCTGTACAAAAATTTTCACCTTCTATAGATGGCATAAGTCCTTTTTCGCTTCCGCAAATACAACAAGGTTTCTTATTCTTTTTACTAAACAATCCCATTTATTTAATCCCCCAGTACAATTTTTAAATATATTATACTATATTAGTAAAATTTTTACACCAGAGATTATCTTCTTCTACCTCTCTTTGCATCTTTGTCAGCTTTTTTAGCTTCTTCTTTTTCTTCTTCTACTTTGATATCTATAGAAGCAGCAACAAATGCTTTTTCATCAACTGGTAAATCCATATATTCATGCGGTTTCCATTTAAACTTATGAAGGCAATAATGAGCTATATTAGAATCATAATCACCTTCATAAATTAGTTTTTTGCTTCTTCTACTTTATCTTCAAAAGTTCTATCAAAACCATTTACCTCTCCTACCTCACTTGAAAGGTCTGTATATTCGCCAGGAGTCAACATTGTTGTTAATAACTCCTCTGCACCCATTACACCATAACTATTTTGTAATTCTGCATCATGTAAATCCGGAAATACTATAGTTTCCACACATAATTTCAAAGTGTAAGTATTAAAATCTGTTTCACTAGTGTATTGTCCTGTAGCTTTCCCTTTTTTATTTAATATAGGTACTCTTATAGTTGAATCTTTTCTTAATTGTCTGTCCCTATCTGAATCTATTGCTTTAAGTTCCCATTCGATTGCTTTTCCATCTTCTCCTATAAACCTTTCACTTGCCACATACTTTCTATTCTCTACTTTTATTGCATTTTGACTTAAAAAAGCGTTTAAATCTCCCATATTCTTATTCTACCTCCATCACCAAATATTTTGTTTGTTTTTCTATTGTTGCAACACCAGCTTCATTTATTTCAAATTTTATGATTATTGGCTTTAATGACGAACCATCAATTGTATCTGTTGCTAACTTATCTGAAATATCTATAAGATATTTTCCTGCCTTTTTATACATCTCGCTGACACGTTCTTCCAAAGGTCTTTTATTGCTATAATCAAAAGAAATTGAATCTTTTATCTCATATTTATCCTTAATTTTAATCATCTCCTATTCTTATAAATAAAAAATACACATACATAAATCATAAATGTGTATTTTACTCCATACCATTTGCTATATTAAATTTCTCAACTAATTTCCAATTCTCAAAAGTAAAATCCATATCTTCATCTAAATACTCCCCATCAGCATCAAATTTAGCAATTATGCCTGAGTCCATATTGCAATCTTCCAGTATTATAGTTTGACGACCCACTGAACTTGTTGGGTCTTCATTGGTAATTTGTATATCGAAGTAAATATCCTCACCAGTTTCTTTATACTCATACAACAATTCTCTAAATATAGAGGTATTATAATAAAATGTTGCATTTCCTGAATATTTACTTCCTGTTGATTTATTTCCTTTTGTAGTACTACCTAATATAGGTATCTCACTCTTATTCTTTTCCATTTTAGCTTCTAAGTTAATAGCTTGCATAAAATTATATCTTTTACCTTTTATAGTTACAAAACACTCTGCCTTAGATGCACTTATTGTATCTCTTGCTTTTATTTGTTGTGCCATTATTATTCTCCTTTCTTATTGTTAACTAACTGAAACAGTCATATAAAGCTTACTCATAGCACTAATAACTTTTACAGCATCACTTACTACAACAGTCTTCTTGTCGCTTCCAGGTTCTACAGAAACATCATCAGCTTTGAAATCTTCTATTGCTCTCATATTTTGCAGTTGTTCATGATGCTTAACTACATCATTCCAAAACGAGATACGACCAGATTTATCATTTGGTACTTCACCCAAGTACTTTGTATTAAATAAAGTCGCTATATCATTAGCAATCTGGTCAAGTACTCTAACACTTTGATTACTTGAAAAGTCGTCATTCTTTTCATCTGTAAAACTAACAAAAGTATTTATATCCTCTAATACATGAACTTCATCTCCAACCTTATGAAATATAAACTTACCAGTTTTTAAAGCTTCTTCTAAATGTATTTGAGTGTAATTAACATCTACATCAAATTCACCATCATATCGCTTGTTAGTATTAGATTTATTTATATCGCATCCTGCTATAGCTCCAGTAGTCCAGTAAATTAAGCTAGATTCTAATAATCCAGTATCTTTAATCTTATTTTCAACAGATACTACACCTTCATAATCTGCATCATTCTTTTTATATAATACTGTTTGAAACTTTGCTCCAACTCTATCACGCATTCTCTTTGTAAATTCTACAAACAAACTTTTAATCTCTGTTGTTGTAGCCAAACATCCTAAAGCATTAAATGAGTAACTTTCTATTTTATCCAAGAAAGCTTGGTACTCTGCTCCTGTCACAGCTTCGCCATTAGTTCCACCAGTAAATACAAGTCCTGCGCTTGCTTCTAGTGTTGCATCCTTCCTCCAAGTGATATAGTCATTATCTTCTAAATCTGTAATAACTTTTGCTATTTGAGTATCTACCTTCTTATTATCTAAAAGTGTTACAACATCAAATTTAGTGTTATCATCTATATTTGTTGTAACTGTTACTTTTAAGTCATTTCCTCTGATACCACTATATTTTGCTGTGGCTATAGTACAACTGGCTTTAACGCCTTTATTTAATTTATAAAAATATCCCAACCTTATATTTTTGAATAAATCTCTCAAGCCTTTCAGCTTCTCATGAGTATAATCATATCCAAAATACTTCACTGAATACTTCTCAAAATCATCACTGGTTACTTGAAATACGTCTTCATCTATGCCCCAATCTAACTCTAAAGGCATTGCAACAATACCTCTATCCGATAATGAACTGGTTGCCCTCTTAGCTGAGATAAAATTTATATAGCTACCTGGTAATATTTTATTCTGTGTTACAAATGTTCCTCCACCTAACGCCATCTAACTCACTCCTTTCATAAATTTATTTATTCTATCCTCTACCTCTGAGAAGGAATATAACTCATTTTCTTTTAAAATTGCATTTAATAAGTCTTTTCTATTTACATACTTCTTAGAATTAACTATTTGCTCCTTAGTAAACTTGTAGTCATCTTCTTTACTTAATGTTTTACTCAAAATTATCACCTCTCTTCAAACCACCAAATAATTCAACATCATTCATTTTTTCTGTATCATTACTTTTTATAGTGAAGTAGTTATAATCAACGAAGAAATGAAGAACATTATCTATAATTTCAAAATTCATATTTGTGCCTCTAACTAAATCTCCATCAATTTCTATATACTCTAATTCCTCAAGTAGCATCTCAGCTACCTCATTTATTTCAAAACTCTTATCTTTTGAACGAGGAAAATAATGTACATCAAAAGAGTTCTTTTTTAGTGTTCTACCATTTGGATAAGATGTCTTACTTGGATTTAGAGGGCAAATAAAAAAACAAGGTTCATTTATACCTTGCTCCACATCTTCACTATAAATTGTATAACTCTCTCCAAATGT